ATCGTCAGTTTCACCAAAAGCAGTCGGTGCTAGTGCAGCGCCGTCAACTAATATGGGGAGAGCCATAAGTCCACTGTAAATTGCAGCAATAGTTGATAGTCTACCAACACTATGTGCGAAAGTGCTGTTAATATATCCATCATAGTTAATAGATTTTTGTGTAAGTTCATTTAAAGCTACAGATACTCCGTTGACCCAAAGAGCAACCGCACCAGCCGCCACATCTTGTTGAACAACAATATGATACCACGCCGAAGTATCTGTAAATACCGCGCTTGTTTGGTAGTTATAAACAGCAGAAGCACCTGTATATGCAACAATGATTAAAGTATTATCCGCTTGAAAGTTAATTCTTGAGTAGTTTGAACCACCATCTCCAGCAGAAAAAACACTATCACTAACTCCAAGTTCTCCACGCTTAAGCCAACAACTGAAAGTCCAAGTTTTACGGTTACCAGCCGTTGAAGGGGTACGGTCGAAATATGCAGTACCATCGAACAGGAGTGATTGTTCAATTAAATAAGCATCTGCTGCTGCTGAAACTGCACCTAAAAGTAGGTTATTAGAAAATACCATGTAACTTTTTCTCCGTTATATCTTTTATTTAATATCTAATGATGCAATTGCTTGAACAGCAGTTGAAGTATATACGATGTAGTCTATCCTATCTACCGCTGAAACACCAGTTGATAATGTAGGTGCAGTACCACCTATAAAGTCCCAACTTGTTCCATAACTTAATGTTCTACCACCTGTTCCATCTTGAACTATAATAATACTTCCTGTTTGTCCTGCTACACAATTAGTAGGATTTCCTAATGCTCTATTACCTGCTAGTTGAACAATAAAGTTCTGAGCAGTATTAAAGTTAACTGCAATTGTAGCACCATCAGTTAATGAAGCATACTGAGCTACAGCTGCTCCATTCATCGTTAATCGTTTAGCTCCTGCAACTGTCCCAATTCCTAAAGAACTTACATCAACTTCTTGTGCTGATACAGTGCCTGTAATCGTACCACCAGCTAGTGGGAGTCTAGAAGCTATGCTTGTAGCCAGTGTAGCTGACAAAGCTACTGCATAGTCACTCACGGACGTTATTCGTGTATTAGCAGTACCAATACTTGTAGCCATTGTAGCTGACAGTGCTGTAATTGCAGTATTGCTATTACCAATGCTAGTTGCTAATGTTGAAGATAATGCAACTGCAAAATCGCTTACAGATGTAATTCTTGTATTTGCAGTTCCAATACTTGTAGCCATTGTCGCTGACAAAGCTACTGCAAAATCACTTACTGAAGTAATTCTTGTATTTGCAGTACCGATACTAGTAGCCATAGTTGCTGACAAAGCTGTAATTGCAGTGTTACTATTACTAATACTTGTGGCTAGTGTTGCTGATACAGCTGCAAGTTCAGCATCAGTTACAAACCCTGTACCATCTCCAATAACTCCATTAATTGACGTAATTGCAGCTAAGTTTACAGATGTAAGTGCTGATACAGCTGCAATTACTGTATTACTGTTGCCAATACTTGTCGCCATCGTTGCCGACAGAGCTACAGCATAGTCGCTTACAGATGTAATTCTTGTATTTGCAGTTCCAATACTTGTAGCCATTGTAGCTGACAGTGCTGTAATACTATCATTAACTGATGTAATCTGTGTAGCATTTGGAATTGCAGCACCTGCAATATAAATATTCGTGTCTGCATATAGATTAGCTGCGCTTACGTTTCCTGAGAATACTGCATTAGCTGCACTAACCATTCCTGTAATCTGAGTACTTGAAACAACAACTAAGTTATTAGCTGTAAAGTTAGTTACTGATGTACCAAAACCAATAACATTAAGTACGTTAGCAGTCATGATGCTACAAGAAACAATAGCTGAATTAATTTGTCCTGCATCAATAGAAGTAACTACAATATTAGAAACTGAAGTAGTTCCGCTTACAGTTAAACTTCCAGCAATAAGCGTATTACCTGTAATACTTACATTAGATGATGCATTTAAATATTCAGTTGTAAAAGTTGAGCCTCTAATCTCAGCTACAGAAATACTTGTAGGAATAGTAGCACTTGTAACTTGTCCTACAGAGTTAACAGTTATAAGAGATACAGGGCCATATGTAGCTGCGCTAACTCCAGTAGTGTTAAGAGCGATAGTAGGATTACCAGACGTACCATTTGCATTTGTAATTGAAACTCCTGCACCACCAGTTAATGTTCTACCATAAGCAGTTCCACCGTCTACGGCAATCATACCAGTAGCGCCTGTAATATCAGCCAAAGCATTTAAACTAGAAACATTAGCAGTTAGTTGAACACCGCCAATTTGGAAATCTCCGTTAACATTTAATGTTGAATTAGAAAGTTGTAATGGAGAAGCAGTACCTTCACCGTCTTGAACAGTACGGACAGTTGTATCAATACCGCTATTATTGTTATCAATATTAAGCAGACCTTTATAGGTATTTGCGATTGTTCTTCCGGTAAACGTAGACATTATTACTCCTTAAATGTTCTGCCAATCAGTATTGATATCTTCCCAATTCGTACTTACAAGCTGCCATTCTAAATTACGATCAATATTAGGATCAGGTCTTGGATCACGAATTGTCTCATTATCTTTTAAGTTAGCAGTGAAATTCTGTGGGTGATTAACTAAATCAAATGCACCTTCAAAATCTGTTGGACATACACGTAGTTTATATGAGTTATACTTTAACTCTCGAAGAGGATATCTCCAACCGCATATATCACATAAACCTACTGCATGTTTATCACTTGCCATTAGACTTTATTATACCCTACTTAATTTTGGTTTGAAAAATAAACTTGTACGTTCACGGTCTTCCATTTGAGCATTACTGAGTAATTCTTCATAATTCTGTTTAAGTAAACCAATACGTTCATTTGCTACATTAGGTCGTTTCATTGCCATATAGTAAGCAAGTCCCATTGTCAGACAGGGTAAAAAACGAGTTGGAATATCTACGTTTTCAGCTATAACATTTTCAACATCTTGAATCTTATGAATCTGTTCTAGTTTTAACATATCAGTTGAGTTTTCAGGAATAGGATATACAAACATTTCTGGATTATCTCTTCCTCTACGAATTGCGTATTGAGAAGGTCTTCCAGTTTGAGATTTATTATTAATCTGTAAATATTCTTCCATTGAAATACGAATCATTCCAAGATCACGATCATCTCTATTAACAACTGCTTCTAAAATATCAATTGTAGAAGATGTTAATGCATAAGAGGTAACCGATGTTGTAACTGAAATAGCTGTAGTTTTCACAGTCCATAAGTTAATGCTTCGATTCTGCCAATCTGTAAGTACAAGATTAATGGATCGTTTAGCTGACGTTACTTCATTACCGAGTACAACTTCACCACCAATAAGCTCACTAGCTTCTTGAATGATTGTATCTACATCCAGATTAAAGTTATATGTACCGCTAGTAGCCATGTTTATTTCCTTTTACCGTTACCATACTTTTTACCTGCTCTTTTAAATGAACGATTAACTTTAGCAGGAACAACTCGTAAATTACTTTTAGAATTATTAGATGTACGCCTATTCTTATGATCTACATCTTTACCATCACCTTTTTTAACAAGTCCTGCTTTCATAAGTTTAGTACGAGCAGCATTTCTTTGGGTACGTTTTTTAATTTGTTTTGGTTTACTTTTATATTTATTTTCTTGTTTATAGTTTCTTTTATACGTAGGAGAACTGGGCATGATTTAAAAATCCTTTATTTACGTTTAATTCCACGAACTAACTTTTGACCTTTAGGAGGAGATTTTTTAGACCCTTTTGAACCTGCCCAAAAAAACTTATCAGCCCAATACGCAGCACTTGTTTTACCTTTTGCAATATTCTTACCGTGTCTAGCTTTAAAGGATTTACGAGCTTCAGGTGAATAGTTATGACCCATCTTTTGATCACCAAAGCGAATAATTTTAATTTTGTCTCCATCACTAACAGCCACAATTCCTTTTTTAGTAGGATGGCTTGGAGTACGTTTTGGTTTATTTAATCCACTTAAACCATATCGTTTTAGTTTAGCTTTTTTAGGGTCTTCTGCCATTGGAAACTCTCCGTTTTGTAATCATTTTTTTAGTTTGTTTTTTCTTTTTATTTTTATTCTTCATAGGCGGTCTACTAATCTGCATTGGAATACTTGAACGAGATATTGGCATTATTTAACCTTTCTATATTTTCTAGTTTTTTTAGCTATAGTTTTAGGTTGCTTTACAAATTGTTTTCCTGCTTTAGTTCCTGCACGTTTAGCTTTAGTTGTAGCTGCATACTCTTTAGAGGATAAAGATTTAATTGCTTTTGCAGGTAAATACCTTTCTCCAGTTTTACTTGAAGGCTTACCTGACTTAGTACGCCACTTTTGCTTAGTCCAAGATTTTAAACTTTTCTGAGATTTTTTTAAAGCCATAAGTTATATTACTCTTCTGGATTATTTTTAATATAAAGAATTTCAAAATCAGCAGATACTAAGTTATTAGTACCAGAACTCACTGCTCTAACTTCTAAATCTGTTTTTTCTTCAAAAGGTAAAGGATATTCTATAACAAAATCAGCAACACCACTCCTACCTATAGTTTGTTTAAGTTGTACTCTAAAAACTTTATTAATTTCACGAGATATAAAACTTGCTGTAATATACTGATTTGTATTAGCTGTACCTGATGCAATATTAATATGATTTATATAAGCTGTATATCCAGCAGGAACTGTCCATAATGCCATTAAAGTCTGATTTACGCCTAATGTAATTCTAGCATATGTAGTTCCACCATTAGTAATATTAATTGTTCCAGTTGGTTCTTGTGACCCACTTACAAAAGCTCTATACACTCGTAAAAATGTTTGTGTTGTAGTTGCAGTCCCTGCTCCTGCAAGTGTAACTTCTTCACTTACTTCATTGTAATCAGCATCAAGACCTTCAATTGTAACTAAAACACCATTATCATCTGCAGGTGTTCCAGCAGTTGTTGTAGCTGTCATAGCTATAGCACTAGTAGGATAAACGTATATACCACCCACATCCCAAATAGTTTCTTCAGTTCCATTTATATCAGGATTAAAACCAAATTTAAAAACACGTTTATGATATGGGATTTGATTACGAGAAACCTGTAATTCAAAAGGCTCGTTTCTTCCCCATCTTGTTACACTACTAGCAAGTGACATAATTTAAAATCCTTTTTAACGTATTGGTTTACGCGCTTTACCAAAGCC